TAGTGGTGCACGGCGGCGATGTTGGTGTGCAAAACTTCGTGTTAAGCAATGCCAAGCGCATACCAAGTCCAATACTCTACATGCTGATATTACCCAGCAACAGTGATGTCTGCGTCACTGCTCTCAAGGAGTGTGCCTATCTCGGTTGGAGCACACCAGATGATATCAATCACATACGCAAACATGGGCAAATTGACAAGGCCAGACGAGTTCGACACGGCATCAAGCTACACGAAAGCTTGGGTAGACCTGGTTTCAAGTCCAAATATGGTATAACCAACCGCATGTTTCTCAGCTGCGGCGGCTATTGGCCAAATAAGAAGATGCGCGAGCTAGCAGAAGTGTTCAAGCGTGCCCAACTTGAAGATGCTGTGTTGGTAACTTGTGGTTATGATAATCGCATGGATCTCATGCCAGCTGCTAGCGATAACGTGATACCATTGCTGATAGATGACAAAGCAGATGTCCTCAGTGCCATATCCGAAGCAGACTGTTATCTCATGCACAGTAGCCAAGAAGGATTCGGGTTAGTCATACTCGAAAGCATGCTCAATGAGACTCCGTGGATATCTAGGAATATAGCTGGCGCAGCGATGCTCAAACAGTATGGATCTATCTATGAAACGGACCAAGCACTCATAGACCTTCTACAGAGTTTTGACGCATCAAATGCTGATCTGCAAGCTGGTAAACAATACATCTTAGATAACCACACCATACGCAGCACAGTAGATGATATAGAAGCAGTGATCACTGCTTCTTACGTCGACCCAGAGGCAATCCATCCGTAGTTGGCTTAGACTTTGGCTGTTCTCCGGTTCGCATCTGCTTTTCTTTCTTGCGTGCGTCCAATGCTTTTTGTGCGATGGTCATGCGAGGTGTGTTAACCCTGAAGCTCTCATCAGGATCTGGTAGCAGTGCAGCGCCTTTACCAATCTTGAAACACATCTTACCTTTGATGTTAGTGCTGCTATAATTCTTGGATGCATCGAATACTATGGTACCATCAAATGATGGTGGCCATATCAGCATATAACCTTTGCAGATGAAATCCTCACCCTTGACCGTGCTATCAAAATTCATCTGAACGACACTGGCATGATTGAGTATCTGTGCCATGGTATCGCTGAAACCTTCTTCATTTAGGTCATCTGCCAATTCCTTAGCAACAGCGGCCAATGCATGTTTAGCCGGATCATATTTTCCAGGAGCCTCACGAGCTCCCCATTCGTTCATTAGATCTTGCACTGCTGATGTTGGTTTCCACTTGTCTCGATTGGCAGGTTGCAAACCGTTACGTATGTTTTCTGCATCTGCAGCAGATATGATGCCTCGATCTACCGCTAGATCCAAAGGACCGTCTCGTTGATTCTTCTCAACCAAGGCAGTGACGATGCTCTTGAACTCTTGTACCTTAGGCTGCGACATGAATCCGTCAGTGAACAGATGCGCATTTTTGGTCAAGGTGTCGTACAATCCTGCTACACTAGCCGCTGCACCCTTGCCTTGTGCTTTGGTGCTGACGCCTATCTTCCAAGTTAAGCCCTCTACAAAGCTATCGATCAGCTTCTCACTGGTGCTACGGTTGAAGATTATACCGCCTTCGCTGATATTCTCGCCTCCTGACAGAGCTTGCTCTAATTCTCTCTTGCTCGTTTGGCCGCTGAACTGATCAGTCACCAACGCTATCGGACTGCCATATTCACCAAGATAGTTTTGGAAAGCCGCTGCATACACTGCACCGCCTTTGATCACATATCCGTTGCCGGTACCCGCAATCAACGCACGCAAATAGTCTTGCATCATGGTAGCAGGGACAGCCGTCTGAGGATCATTCTTAGCCGAATCCAAGCTGTCGGCGATCTCGCTCGGTGTCATAGGACTGGTGCTAGTAATCACATCACTGGGTTTGAGCTTCAACGCTTCGCCCTGTGCACTGCGACTCCTGTACTTGTATCCACCATGATCCGGAATCACACCAGCTGGAATGTCGGTTATCTTTCCTGATGGCCTACCATTATCCTTGCTGTAGTAGATATAATTCTCAGTACCCCTAGGAGTGTCCATGGTCACGATCATTGCTGATCGCATGCCATTGTTCATGCGATTGATATCATAGTGTGCACCATCGTGGCCAGACAACCACTTGTCTATCGCATTTGTTAGATCAGCCGANGTAGCGTAGGCTAGGCTGCCATCGTCTGGCAAATATGTCAGCGTCTTGAATGTGGCAATGTCATCTGGCGATGCAGGGTTGTAGAATTTCTCACCTGCACGACGATTAGGCATGCCCACGCTTTCAACGAGACTGTCATCTGGGAAATCATAGATCATCATGCAGGCCTCAATGCACTGTCTAGATCCAATCCGCGAGCAGCGAAATTATCTCTGGCATCTGCTGTCTTTGCCTGCATGTCTGGATCATGGCTAAGCGCAGACATTATGGTTTCAACAGTGTTGAGATCAGATGCCATGGCATGTGGGCCGAGGAAAATGCGTGCTATCTCATCTGGATCACGGGTGATGAACTTACCAGTTTCTCGCGTCACCAATCCAGTGTCTGGACTCATCTTAAGTCCCTGTGACTTAGCTATGCTGTTCATCAGTATGATGCGATCGGCATTCTTAAACTTGGTATTTGGATCATAATTGCCCATCCATTTGGCGAAATCCACATCATTATAGAACATGAAATCTGTCTGCACAAACCCATTTGATGGATCACCAGAGATAGGGGTCTTTAGGTGTATGCTGATACCACTCTTGCGAATCCAGTCTTTGGGAGACCCAGACTGTGTAGCAGCCCATGCCATCAATTTGTTGTATAGATCATCTTTCTTGGTTAACTCTGCATCAACTGCGACATCTATGTCGCCGCTGGTTGGTTTCCTACCAGTGCTACCTATAGTGTTGCCTCTCACTGGTATCTTGGTTATCTTTTCTAGCCAATTGAGAGTGGAAGGCACTTCATCCCTAGAGATTGATCGAGTCGTGACCTGTCCCTTGTCATCCTTGAAGATATTGCCGCCTTCGTTGAGTAGCTGTTGATATCGCACGTTAACCTCAGAAGTTGAATTGTTTCACGCTAGGTGTTTGAGATGCTGCGTAATCAGATGACAGCTGATTCTGTATTGCTGTGGCGTCTACACGTGCATAGACAAGGCTCTCTATCTGAGATCTAGTCATCTGAGAGAAAGGTGTGAAATTATCAGGGTCTGGCGAACCAAGTTGCACAGCTCCGCTGGATTTGAAGGTGCTGCCATTGGGCGCAGTTCCCACGCAAGACCAATGGATCTGCGATACGATATCTGTTAGTTTGGATGTGCTGTATACATCAGCTGGCCCAAGATGCCATTCGTAAATCATATCATGCTCCTTGACGTGTGATATTTATGGTGAAAGTGACAGGGTAGGCTGCATAGGTCGTTGACAATGTATGCCGTCACGAAGGTCAAAGATGTAGCTAAGTTGACATGTCAGCTTATTACCAAATATATATATGCATGAAAGATATCATATCGAACCTAGTGGCATCTAAACCAAAACACTACGCGAAGATCATCAAAAACCATCCACAGATGATGGAATGGGTCAGAGCTAATTCGAGATTCATCAGCGATAGCGTACCGGAGATGGTGCACAGCGCACTGCATGGATCAGATGATCACTGCCAACACGGTCACAAGAAAAAATTCGTCAACATCACAAACGGATTCAGCGGCTGCGGACCCGCAGCATCATGCAAGTGCACGCGCGAGAACATAAGCAAATCTGTGTCATTGACCAAGGCCGCCTATTCCTCAGAACAACGGCAGGCCATAAATGACAAGCGCAGCGAGACCATGCTGTCTAGATTTGGCGTCATGTATAACAGCCAGCGAGAGGACATACATCATCTATGGAAGAGACCAAAGATCAAACCAGAGGTGTATGTCAAGCTGTCAGATCATACCTGGATGCATGACCAATACATGATCAAAAAGAGATCAGCTGTGGATATCGCAGACGAACTCGGCGTCTACTACAGCACTGTGATAGACCATTGTTTGAAGCATGGATTCCAGATAAGGCAACGCAGCAATTACAGCCTAGTTGAACTGTCCGTGGCTAGATGGTTGGACGAGCTAGGCATATCATATATCCAGGGCGACTGGAAGACCATAGGCAAGGAGCTGGATATCTACATCCCATCTGCACAGTTGGCCATAGAGATCGATGGATTGTATTGGCATAGCTGGCATCCAAATTCGCTCAAGATAGAAGACAAGACACGCCATCTAGACAAGACCAGATTAGCAGCACAACAGGGCATAGATCTGATACACATCACTGACTTGGAGTGGACTGATAAGACTAACATAATCAAGTCAATGCTGAGATCAAGATTGAGATTGAACAAACGCATCAATGCTCGAGATTGTTCCGTGCGCACGGTAGACAGCCGGTCAGAGAGGCGGTTCCTAAATGAGCATCACATCCAAGGTTATGTGCCAAGCAAGCTAGCGATTGGCTTGTTTTATGGTGATGATCTGCTGTCGATGATGTCAGTGGGCAAGAGCAGATTCAACGGCATAGCAGAGAATGAACTCTTGCGTTTTTGCTCTAAGCCTGGCATCACGGTAGTCGGTGGCGGCAGCAGATTGATCCACACCATAAGGCAAACGCATCAATCGCTCATGACCTATTGCGATCTTGCCAAAGGCAATGGTAGAAGTTATCAACAAATGGGATTCGCTCATCTTCGTGACACCGATCCTGGATACTTTTGGACAAATGGCGACTTAGTGATATCTAGATTCAAAGCTCAGCGTTCACAGCTGAGCAAATGGCTGCAGGGATATGATCCTAACAAGAGCGAATCTGAGAACATGTTCGCTGCTGGTTACCGGCGATTCCACGATTGCGGGAATAGGATATTCCTGTTGGCATGACAAAAAACCCGGGATTTCTCCCGGGTTTTTGTTTCTCGTAACTCTGAAATGGATCAGAGGAACTTGAGGTGCGCTGTGTTGATCGAGATACCAGCGAGGTAGTCAGCTGCGTTACCCAAGCTGCTTGCCGTGTTGGTAAGCTCTAGGTAGCCATAACGTGACATGAAGCTGACCACTGGCTCGAAGGTATTCGGATCAATGATAACGCCTGAAGACGTTAGCGGAACGTATGGGCAGTAATAAGCTGCCGCATCAATTTCGCCTGGACCCTTGTAACCAACAAGCACATTGGTGTTGTCAGCTGCATACTGGTTGACGTAAACGCGCATGCTGTTGTTCAAAGTACCAACGAACTTGGTGTTTGTTGGAGCTTCGAACGTACCTTCTGTGGTACGAGCGAACGCTGAAGTCGTTGCTGACTGGAGGATCGTTAGAGCCGTTGGGCTAACGACGACCCAGTTACCAGCGCCACGACGTGTCCTCGAAGCAATCAAGTTTGCACCGCGGTTGATGAGGATCGCCAAAGCAGCGTGCTCGTCACCAACGAACGTTGCAGTACCCGAAACCGCAGCCTGATCGTAGGTCAGTGTTGTACCAGCGAGAGCGAGCAAGGAGGTCAAGATCTCCTGATCGATTTCAGCGGTAATTTCCTGTGCCAACGCAGCCATGATTTCAGCTTCGATGTCAATGCCTTGCTGTGCTTGGGCATCCTGAGCCGCTTCAAAGGTCCAGCGAGCGCTGAGCTTGCGGGTCTTTGCTTCCACGACTTCCTTGAGGATCTGGATGTTCAAGCGCTTACCAGCAACGCCTTCGAGGACGCTAACTGGTGCAGCTGCAGGAGCAGTGCTGTTGCCGTTACCAGAGTAGAACGCTGCTATCTGGAATGGGCTAAGTGCTTCTGTGTTAGCTGCCACAGGGATCGGCGAACCGAATGTGTCAGCATAACGAACGCGCAGCGTGTGGATCTGGCCGACTGGACCAGTCATTGGCTGAACGCCGATGATCTCGTTAGCGATAACCGTCGGCATAACGCGACGGATAACTGGGAGTATCACCTTGTTGAGGGTGGCGATGTTACCAGCAGCGGTGCTGCCAGGTGTCGCACTCTCAAACAGTATTCCGGACTTGCCTTGCAGGTCCTTCTTGGTGTTCTCAAGGACAACTTCCATGACCTTCTTGCGATTGCCGCTCAGACCTTCGCAGAGTGCGGTCTTGGTAGCCGACCAATGAGTTTCAAATAGGTTCTTGCTCATTTTTTGGACTTCCTTTTCCTTGTTACTTGATGCCTGCGAGATAGAGAATCGTGCCAATGTCTTGGCTGTTGTCTTCTCGTACCGCTTCCGACAGTTTGTTTGGCCTGTCACCCGTGATAGCCACGGTCTTAGTTTGGGCGTTCTCAGACAATTTCTGCCTGACAGCACCCATTGCGTCACCGTTCATCACGGTTGGGAGATAACGATTGAAGGCTTCCTTCAGATTTGAAGTCTTGATATCCTTCAGCATTTCCTCCATGATCGCCTTCTTATCGCGGCTTAGCGGGGCCAGCATTTCCTGCATAGCTTCCATCCTTACAACACGATCGTTGGCAGCCTTGACCTTGGCTTCAGCGGATTCTGCCAGAGCTTGTTTCTCTGCGATTGCCTTTGTAGCCGCGTCAATGCGGGACTGGCTTTCAGCCAGCTTACGTTGTAGCTTCTTGACTTCGCTGCCTTCTGAGAGGTAGCTGGCCATGTATTCAGCTGCAACTGCTTCGAAGATCCTGCGACCAAAGTTGTTCTCGCGAGCAACCTTGATATCGTCTCTCCACTGCACCAACTCATTGCGTATGACCTCATTAAGCGTCTTATCGAGCGTCTTGGTGGCCTTACTGACAAATGCTGTGCGTGCTTCGTTGATCTTCTTCTTGCCCTCGGCAGCGAGCTTAGCACGCTGTTCGATGAGGGCTTTCTTATCAGTCTCGAATTCAGCNATCTCTTCCGAGAGCTTTTGGACTACGAATCCTTCAAGCTTGCTGATACGATCCTGTGTCTGCTTGCGTGCAGACTCGCGGATGGCTTCCACTTCGGCTGCCATCTTCTTGCGCTGTGCTTCAAGCGTCCTGCGATCCTGGACGAACTCTGATACTTCTGTCTTTAGCTGTTTGCCGATGAAGGCGTCCAGCATCTTGATATGCCCCGAAACCTTGTTTTCTGCAATCTTCTTAGCTGCTAGGGTTTCCTTGGTGAACTTTGCCTTCTGTGCGATGAGTGCAGCGCGGTCTTCCGCGAATTCCTCGAGCTCACTACGAATGGTGTCGTTCAGCATGTTGTCCATGGCCTCGACAAGCTGTGTCTTGTCTTTGGCGTAACGCGCAGCGTAATCCTCATGCAGTTTGGCTTCGGTTTGCTTTATCTTTGCTTCAAACGCCTCTTGGAGCGCGGTCTTGACTTCTGGGCCAAGCACGTCGTTCTCGAGGAGTTCTGTCAACTTGTCTGTCATCAAACCGACTCCTTATCTTAGTTTCAACTCATCGACCCAGTTTAGCAGTATCTTCGTTAGATGCTTCTGTGCAGAAGTATCTTGGCGAACTGCCTCAGCTAGTTCTAGAGCCTTATAGCCGTGCTTCCTGTTCATGATAGCCTCGTACATTGGTACTGGATATGCTTGGGGAGCACTTGGTTTAGCAACGATATCCACGGTGAGCATGTCGAAATCGCTCACCTCACCGTTGTCGTCAACGTTGCCCGACCCGCGACTGCTCACTCCGAGCTTTACNCCGCTGGTCAATAGCGTTGTGATGATGTTACCGCATGGNGTAGGCAATATTTGNAGCTTGCCATANCCATTAGCACCATCCATCCACATATCGGTGATCTTGTGGCTCACGCGATCGAGATGTATCTGCAGTTCCTGCGGGTGATCACACTCGCCGAGAACACCGTTGTCTTGCTTGATGGATTCATTAAGCGTTTCAACAGCCTTGCGGATTTCATTCACGGGGTAGACGCGACCATTGTGGTTGCGCAATCCGCCCTGTATGAATATGCCCTTCATATAGACATTTTTTGGTTGGCCCTCGCCCGCGGCTTCGGTGATAACCTCTGCTTTTGCGGTGTCGTAGGTTAGATGTTCGACTAGAATACTGCTCATCAATCTACCTGTTGCTTTGGGTTCGATATTTAGTGACGGTTTTGTTAACCGGTTCGAAATGGTGGATTTTTATGCGAAAATACCGCAGATGCATGATCTGCGGTATTTTGATTTCAATGCCTTAGCAATCAATCACTTGCGCGGGCTATGAGTGAGTGGGCTTGTCTGATTGCCCTTGCCAAAGGTCTTGTCTGTTGTGTCAAGTGCACTCTTTGAATCTTCCTTGGCGCCGTACATGCCGCTCTGTTCGTTCTCAGTATCCTGGAACTCAGTCTTGCGACGGTTGTCCTTTGGAAGGATTGGGAGCTTGCCGCTCTTTGGTGGTGTTTCCATGGCATAGCCATTGTGATCTCCGCCCATGCCAGTCTTGATTGGCTTTGCACCAAAACGCTCAGTTTGGCTCGGAGGAACTGGGCTCTTCTGCTTGGTATCAGCATCCTTGGGGCTGAACTTTCCGGAGCCTACTTCGCCGCTATGAGGTACGCTTACCTTCTCGAGGTCAATTGCTTCTGCGAGATCTGCAAAGTCTTCTTCGGTGAACATCTCATCGAGTTCTTCTTCGCCTTCCTCAGAATCTTCTTCCTCGCCTTCGTCACCTTCCTCAGAATCCTCTTCCGAATCCATGCTCATTGACATATCATCGCTGCTCTCACCGCCTTGTTCAGCTTCGAGACGCTCAAATTCTGCCTTGAGTTCAGCGAGGGCAGTCTCGAGGTCGCCCATGGTGTTTTCAATATCACCCATGGTGTCGCCACCTTCTTCGCCGCCCATGTCGCCCATGTCGCCCATGTCGTCGTCGCTGACGTCGTCCATGTCCATGGTCAGATCCATGTCTGCATCTTCGCCCATGATCTCCTCAGCTGCGATTTCATCGCTGAGCTCTTCGATGTGGTTATCATGATGCTTAACTTGGTTGCGGAGCTGGCTGCCGTAGTCGCCGCCCAGTGTCTCCTCATCCATCTCTTCCTCATCATTGATGAGTTCTTCGTGTATCGCACGGGCTTTCTCGATGAAAACCTTGTGCAAAAGGTCCTTGGCTTGCTCTTCGTTGCCAGCAACGAGGTATTCAAGCACCTGTTCTAGTTTTGTCTTGCTCATAGTATAGATACTCCTTTTGGTAAAGTGTGGTACAGACTCGGCTTTATTTAAGCACGAGACTGCGATCGGGTGTCAAATTGTGGAAAAAGCACCATTTTGGCGATTAGTACACCTTTTGGATGTAGATAGTGTTAGACGGAGCCAAGCTCGCGATGTTAGCCGTATACACCGTTCCACCACCGTTGGGCAAGGTCACAGATTGTCCATTAGCCAGATACCATCCGGTTGGTATGGTGCTAGTGCTCGGCAGCAGTATGATGCCGTTGGTTGGCATCGGATTATCGAGGAATGTCGTGGTGATGGTGATATTAGCATTGCCATAGAACACGTTGCTGCCACCGACG